GAGTCTCAACATCTGAAAGATGAAGAAAAGCGAAAGCGTTTTGCTAAACTTGTGTTTGTGTCAAACTATCAGTTGCAAACATACAATCTAGCACTTGGTGTACCATATGCTGAATCGTTTGTCTTGCGTAATGCGATTGATCCTATTCCATATAAAGATAAGCCAAAAGATCAGATTCGTCTGATTTATCATACGACACCACATCGTGGACTTAACATTGCATACGCCGCTATCGAAGAACTTGCTAAGATACATGGTGACAAGATTCACTTTGATGTGTTCTCATCATTCCAAGCATATGGTTGGGAAGATGCGGATAAGCCATACTTAGAGTTGTTTGATAAGATTCGTAATCACCCACAGATGACGTATCATGGTTTCCAAGAAAACTCTGTGGTTCGTGAAGCATTACAGCAAGCACACATCTATGCGTATCCTAACATCTGGCCAGAGACTTCTTGTATCAGTGTTATCGAAGCAATGTCTGCTGGTTGTCAGATTGTGTGTCCAAACTTTGCGGCACTACCAGAAACAACTGGTCACTTTGCTACAATGTATCAGTTCTCTGAAGATATGGGTTTCCATGCTAATGTCTTTGCGAATATGCTACACGCCGCTATCGAAAATCACAACACAGAAGATATGCAGAGAAAGATGATGTTCCAAAAGAACTGGACTGATAACTTCTATAACTGGGATTTACGAGCCGCTGAGTGGACAGGGTTCTTGCAGGGATTGTTGAAATCATGAGACATGAAGATTATATGAAAGAGCGAATCAGACAGGAGGAAGAGGCTACGATTCGCAGATTGGCCTCTTCTGACACACCAAACAGAAGTCCAGAAGCAGATGCTATCACGCAAATGCTTGAAAGGATTGAGAAAAAAATCGACAAATTAATCGAAAAAAGGGGTTGACATCAATCCCTTTTCTGCTATGATGTAAGAGTAACAAGAGAGGTGATTCGCAATGTTGACTGCTTTGAAAATAATGATTGGTGCTGTCGGGTTTACGATGGTTGTCGCACTTCCTATTTTGCTTGTTTGGTAAGGAGAGAGATATGAAAAAGTTTGTTATCACAGCCCATATGAAAAATGGTGATGCTTGGGAAACTACACGCCATACCAAAGAAGGTTTGGACAGTGTTATTCAAGACATTCTCAGAGATGATGATGTTGTCAGTTTCAATGTTGACGAAAAAATCGTTGAGCATCTTAAAGGAGAAGCCGCATGAATAAAAAGGCTATCAAAAAGCAACTCATGAAAGAACTTGCACCAAAGCGCACTAAAGTAAAGCGCAGACGCAAGCCTATGACTGAGGAGCAGAAGAAAGCGGCGGCTGAACGCCTTGCTAAGGCTCGTGAGAAGCGTCAGAAGACAAATCCACCAAAGTATGCAAACATTCATCCTAGTGTGCTTGCAAAAGATGATGAGGATACGTTCTCACGAAAGAATGTGACTGCTTGGATCAAACATCAGAAAGAACTGCTGTCAGAGTATCGAAGACAGGAACGAATGAAGATGAAGGGTGCGCCTATGAAGGTTGCTGATTGTGTTGCATACATTCGACACTGTGAGTGGTATCTCAAGAATGGTGATTGGATCGATGGTTACTATGGTAAAGATGCGGATAAGAAAATCAAAATGCGAACTGTTGTGCCATCTGAAACAACTAAATACTCTGAGTAGTAAGGAGTTTTGAATGAATGTAATCAAGTTTCCTAAGACCAATCCTCGCATATCCGCCGAAGCATCTCTGAGTGAAGTGCAAGAGAAAATCGAAAAGGCAAAGCAGAAGTATGTCAATGCTCTTGTCGATCATCACTCAAGTCAACTATTAGCAAATATCTGTCTGTCTGGTATTGAAGTCGAAACGGACGACTTTATGAAGGATTTTGCTTTCACTGTCGAAACACTTAGATCATCCATGTATCGGAGCATGGGTATTGAACATCCACTCCAAGAACAAATCGATGAAGCAGTATCTTTGATAGAGACAGAAGAAGACGAAGACTTCAGTGATGAGGCTCTCATGCAGTGGGATGATGACGATGAGTAATACTTACACTCAACGTCAATGGGATAGAGAAGTGGGGTATGGTGTAGTGCCTAAGGAGTATAGAATGTCAAGTGAGGATTTATTGATTGAACGTATTTTGACAAATGAGTTGTTGCGAATGGAATCATTACAGAAAGGTCTGTATACTGATCAGGATGTGGTTGTTCGCAACTGGATGGAAAAACGCATAAAAGACTTGACAAAAGGTTCAGAATAGTTTATATATAATATAGGATGAAAAACGTGAGTAAGGATTATGATACTCTTGGACTTGAATCAGGTGATGATTTCAAACCTGATGATGCAGATTGGAAACAATCGTAATAATGAAATCGATGAAGACCTTGTACGACACATGGTGCTGAACAGCATCAGATTGTACAAAGGCAAGTTTGGCAATAAGTTTGGTGAACTCGTCATCTGTTGTGACGACAAGAACTACTGGCGCAAACAAATATTTCCCTATTATAAAGCACACAGAAAAAGTGACAGAGAGAAGTCACCATTAGATTGGAACAAAATCTTTACAGTTCTGAACACCATTCGTGATGAACTGAAAGAGTCTTTTCCATGGCGTGTACTTCAGATTGAAACCGCAGAGGCCGATGATATCATTGGTACTCTGTGTCATCGTTTTGGTAAAATACTCAAAGCAGATGATGATGAACCCATTTTGATTTTGTCTGGTGACAAAGACTTTGGACAGTTGCAGAAATACTCAAATGTCGAACAGTTCTCACCGATAACAAAGAAGTGGATTCGAATTAACAATCCAGAAGCATTCTTGCGTGAACATATTATGAAAGGTGATAGAGGAGATGGTATTCCTAACTTTCTGTCTGGTGACAACTGTATTGTCGTTGGTCAGCGTCAGAAGCCACTTATGTCGAAGAAACTCGACACTTGGATTAGTCTTGATCCAGTAGACTTTTGTAATGAGGTTATGCTAAGAAACTACAAGCGTAACGAGGCTCTAGTAAATCTTGATATGATTCCTGATGAAATTCAGGAGCAGATAAATAATCAGTACGATGAATATCAGATACCTGATAGAAAAGGTCTACTGAACTATTTTATCAAAAAGCGATTGAAACATCTTATGGAACATATTGGAGAATTTTAATGAGACAGACCTTCTACGAGATTTTTACAGAAGTAGAGAAATGTAAAACTAAGAAAGAGAAGATTGCGAAACTGAGAGAATATAGTGGCGCACCAATGAAGCAAATCCTTGGCTTTACATATGACCCAAATGTAAAGTGGTTATTACCAGAAGGTGATCCTCCGTACAAGCCGGTTGCTGTTGGTATTGAAGCAGAGGGTAGATTGGTCTCAGAGTTGAAAAGATTGTATATATTTGTTGATGGTCCGACCGACACACAGAAAAATTTGAAACAGGTTCGCAGGGAACAACTATTCATTGAGTTGTTGGAATCTGTTGATCCGGGCGATGCTAAAGTGCTACTTGGTATGAAAGATGGTAAGTTACCATTCAAGGGCATTACTAAGAAACTGGTAGCAGAAGCATTTCCTAATCTTGCTAAAAACTGGTGAAAGGATGATAGGTCGCTACTATGGCTAAAAATAAAAAGTCTCCCCAGACAGAAGATGAAAGAGGCTTCAAGCGTATTAAAGAACAGCGTAAATCGATTAAGAATTTCAAAACGCACCTGAAAGATGCGGCTGAACTATATCTAGAGGATGAAGAGTTTGACGATGAAAACAGCATTTATCATAGGGAACGGCGTTAGTCGAAAACCTGTTGATCTGAATAAACTTGTTGGTAAAGGAACCATTTTTGGTTGTAATGCTCTTTATCGTGAGTTCAACAAATACGACTATCTAGTTTCAATCGACAAATCTTTTCAGACTATCATTGAAGCTAATGATGAAGTATTTGGAACAGATGATCGAATCATCTTTCCACCAGATGATGAGTGTTGGGAAGATGCTGAATATAGTCCGAATCGAAGACGCAGTAATGCTGGTATGAATGCAATGCTTGAAGCGATTCGCAGAGGTCATGATAAACTGTATTGCTTGGGTTTTGATTTTTTATTGAAAGACAATGAGTTATCTGAAGATAATCTGTTTAAGAATCAGGCAGGATATGGACCAGAAACTCATGCGAATCACCAAGATAATGTTCATCGAATTGCATATTTAGAGTGGTTCATGCGTAAACATCACAAAACAAAGTTCACTTTTGTTCTACCAGATAATGAACAATTTCAAACACTTACTGCTCCAAATGTGACAGGCATATTTATTTCAAAATTTATTGAAAAAAAGTGTTGACATATATCTCTCCAGTTGCTATAAAGTATATGTAAGTTAGTTAGTGATTCGCAAAGAGAGAGAGACATGACAAAAGAAACGATTTTCCTTGATGCCCAGAACGGTGCTGTTGCTGTCTACAAAGGTGTAGCAAATCTTGTCGGTCTTGCCAAGAACGGTAAGACACTCAAGTACATCTTTGACACTTACAACATTGACTATATGAATGACACTGTGTTCTTTCAGAGTAGCATGGACTTTGCTGATGAAAACGGCTTTGCTACCGCTGACGGTGCTGTACAGATTGTCAATGAAATGATCAACGAACTGGAGACTGTATAATGACTGCATTTGCTGTGAAAACTTCTGTTCTCGAAAACTATGCCGCTCAAGATGATGATTGGGATGGTGTGGCTACTCGCTGGAAAGTCAAGCCTGGCTCTACTTACATCGTTGAGACTGCTTGTATGCCAGATGTTCGTGAGGTTATGTCTCTTATCTGTGAAGAGAACAATGCTCTGATTGAGCGTGTCGAGTCGATTGATATGGTAGAAGATTCTAATTATGAATCTGAGTTTGTCAAATCACAGAAAGAGTATGATCCTGATGGCTGGGATACCCTCTATCTTGATCCTGTCATTCGCCGTGGTAAGAATGCTCATTGGTTCATGAAGCGTGGTTACATTGCTGGAACTCGCTTGAAACATGAAGAAAAATATGCTCATCTCGCAGGCAAGTTCGTAGGTTGGGTTGACAATCTGAATACTGGCAAGTGTGTCGTCAAGATTGAGGGTGACACTAGGGAGACATTATAATGAATGGTGATATTGGTTTAGCATGGGAGTTATTACAGCCCTTGATAATCATGAGTGTCACAATCGGTGTGGTTCTTGCAGTTCTGTTTGGTTTTATCAGAATTGGTTTCAAGTTAGCACCATGGATTGTGGTAGCGGCACTAGCAGTTTGGTTTTTTGGAGGCGTCTAATGGGATACAAAGCAAAAGTTTCTTGGGATG